TAGGAGAAAGTAACAGGACATCATCTGAGTTTAGTCCATACTAATTAAAAGAGATTTCTTTACAGAACAGAGGCGGTTGCCCGGTACCCCTTACTCTAGCTTCATGCAACGGAAGTATGTAAGCCGTAATTAGCCAACTTACAGTGACTCCTAGGTTGTTTCTTTTTCACAGAGCCTAGATCATTTAGTTTTTACACTTAAATGCCTTTTTGCCGTCCCGTCCGCAAGTCTATTCTTGCGTGTTCCATGCGTTACCGCAATCACCTCATAGGACACAGAGAACACTCTGCATCAGTGGCTGATAAATTAAATTTTAGTTTTTGTGTTTAAGTCCTCGAGCAGAAGACCTTTTACTGAGTTACCACCAAGTCTTATATTGATAATACCATTATAGTTGTTGTCTTTTAATAGTACACCTTCTACAAATTGATAATATGCCTCACAATAGTTTGTTTCGCCTCGAGTTTTACAGAGCCTGATTATTTCCCTTGAGAATTTTTCTTTGCCATGTGTGTCTATGTCTTTTTGTAGTTGCTCACTAGATCCCCAATAAGTTTTCCAGTCAGTTTCTACTTTAGTGTGTCTTTTGTTTTTCTTGCCTTTTAAAGGAGGTCGTTTCTTAATGGTGTGGAAGAACTTCCTGCCTATATAATCATGCCCATTAGTTTTGTTTGTGATTCTATATACAAAGCCATAATAATCGCCTATGTCGTCGGAATCAAACACTTCATTTTGATATTTCCATGGATTCTCATACGACATTATGTTAATTTATCTTCCGTGACTAAGTCACAAAAATATGTTATTTCTTCTATACAAGTTGTACTACCTACAGAGGTAGCATACTTGATAAAGTCTACAACATCCTTACAGTCGATAGCAGAGCCCGTCCAACTGTCTCTACTGCGGCTTAAAGGGGTATCCAACCTGTCTAAATTAACTAGAGTTGTTTTAAAATTTACATGTTTTTGCTTGAATGCCTGTGTACCCTGCTTACTAGCATGTTCTAATGCACTCTTACTAACTCTGTAAGTTTCAAATCTTGGTTCAGGTGCTACAATACTCTTAGCACCAATACTGCCTATATTAAAAACGTGTCCTGTCTTGTTGTGTTCTTTCCATAGATCATACACAGCAAGATACAAATTAGTCTGTCCAAAGTTTGCCCACTCTTCTTGTGGTGGTCCATCGAATGCATTGTTAACAAATACATCGTAGTCTAAACTACGTACAGCAATATCATGAACATGTTTAGTAATATCGTAACCTTCACTGCGACTAATGCTGTCTGCACTTAGTTCATTTGCAATGACTTGGCCTAACCCTCTGTTACCACCTGTTACTAAAATTTTCATCTTGTATTGCCTCCTTGGTCCCAAACTTTTGTTAATTTTTTACCGCAAGTCATTGCACATTCAAACAGTCTGTTGTTTGTAAAACTAGTGTGTAAGTCCTGCCAAAATGGATTAGAAAAGATTTTTTCTATTGTATTATACTTTATGTTCAAGTTGTCTAGTCCATATTTTTCTAAGTACTCTTTAACCTCATTAGGCGTGCCACTCAATGCATTTGCTCTGGGCAACACATCTTCATGAAACCTTGCATCATACAAGTTGTGATTAAAGAAGTTACACGGTAGTATAACACCTTCTGCGTTAATTGCAACCTTTTTTCCTACTTCAGCATCGCATTGTATTTCTGTAGTTGCAAAGTAGTCTGCTATGTTAGGATAGTCTTCGTGTAGTTTTGTAAGTCCCAGCATACTACGATTCCTATAAGCATCATTGGTAGGACGCTCTAGTTCGTAGGCTACAGTGTCTTTGTTGTCGTACACGGGCCACGTTTCTAATTCAACTAAGTTCTTGTGATCGAAAAAACGTCCTGTGTTACGCACTAATATATTGTGAAAGCCAAAGTCCTTTGCTAACTGTCTTGCTTCGTTGACTTGATGCTCGTTGTGTCGAAACACAATATAGTTCCATTGGGCTCTGCCACCGCGGTTAATGAACGCTCTGGCATTACGCATAACTTTATCGTAATCTACATTTCTGCGATACAAGCCCAGTGTATCTCCTATGCCATCTATACCAAAGTCTATTTGCCCGTAGCCAGCCATGATGTCTGCTACTTCTTGCCAATAGTCCTCGTTGTGTACACCACCGTTGGTATGAAAGTACAACCATAGTGTTGGACTCTTACGCCTAAATGCTCTTAGTATATCTAAGAACTTAGGATGCATAATAGGATCACCGTAACTGCCACAAAAGAATACTTGACGTAGACGTTCGCACAAGTCTTGAGGGAACGCACGATCTAAAATGTCAGCGTCTAAATGCACCAAGGGCATATATGGATTTTTACCATAGCCACAGAGATTACGTGGACACTGCGGACAAGCCGCATTGCAGTATGTGGTTATCTCAATTTGATATTCATCAACTTGATTATAAGTCAGGTGCATTCTTAAAAAAGTCTTTTGCTTCTTCTAGTATCTTAGCACTAGATTTAAAAATAGTTTTGTCTAGTTGAGGACCTAGTTGTCGTTGTTGTATTGCCCACTCTGTAAACGGAGCAAAGAATCTATATCTCCAAGTACCATTATGTCCAAGGTACAAGTTAGGACATATACTCTCTGGCAAGTCTGTCATATCCTCAACATAACTTAAACTGTATACGGGCCAAAACTCTCCCGTTTGTAATTCCTTGTCTAGTAATTTTATACTATCAATACTAATGCTGTCAATGTTTATAAATTTGTCTACTAGAATACTACCATCTTTGTCTAGTACATGGTCCTGATCTGTTTTGCCATAGTGTACAATTTTTAATTCGTGTTCGCCGTCGTTGATATCAAATGTTCTTGAAAATGTAGGCTGTGCTGGTCCCTCGTAGAGTACTACATAATCATCTATTAATATCTTTACATTGGGTGTGCCTAGTTTATCTCCTACTGTAAAAGCGATATCTAATGACATTTGCATCAGTGTATTACTCCTGCTAGTCTTGCTATGCGTGTGTTGTAATTGTCCATCAACAGTTTGAGTTGATCGTCACCTTTCCAAAAAGTATATCCTAGTTTTGTAGCATACTCTTGTGCTTCGATTCTGCGCATGATACGTTCTTTATATGTTAGTGAGGGATTAGTTTCACACATCCAGTCTGGACCATCTGGTCTGTTACCATTAACACCCACAATGTTTAAGTCTGCGTATTCATCCCATATAGGTGCGCCTTCTTCAATAGTAAGCGTAGTGCCTAAGTTAACACCAATAATAGTTCCGTCAGCAACATAAGGTTGATAACGTTTTAACATTGCCAGTGTTTGGTCAAAGTCCGCTCTGGTCTCTGTAGGGAAGCCCACTATTACTAAGAAATATGCTGTAATACCATACTTGCTAAACATTCGCATGTTGTAGTCTAAGTCTTCATTAGTAAAGCCTTTGCGCATGTCTGCTTTAACTTTGTCACTGCCAGACTCTACACCGATGACCATACACTCTGCGCCTCCCATACCCATTAGTTCAAAGTCACGTTCAGGCATAACACGTTCGCTACGTACAATATAATGACTACTGTACTTTAAGTGTCTTGGTTGTAAATTGTTTGCTTTATAATATTCAACTAAGTTGTTGTTAAACTGTTTAAAGTCTTTAACACTACCGTTGCACAACGCATCGTGAAAGAAGAAATCGTGTACGTCGTACTTTTCGTAGTAGTGTTTCATTTCTTCAAATAGTCGATCACCTTGTTTGTATCTAAATTTACCGTGATATGTTGGTATGTCACAAAACGTACAGTTCCTAACACATCCTCGACTAGTTTCCATGGGCAACACACCGTGTTCGTAGCCGCTATGATAACTTTTTATATCAAAGTCATCAAAGTCCATGAACTCGTGTTCATTTACGTTGCTACGCTCTGCCATTTCATCTGTGTCTATGCCAATAATGTCAGTGCGTCCATGTACTATGGCAGGTATTGTTGTTTCTGCTTCACCTCTGATCCAATGTCGAATAAGGCCTTTGCTTTTTAGTTCGTAAGCAAATGTAGGTTTACTGCTATAACTGCCATTTTCTTCTTTGGTCATACCTTGTCCGCCAATCACAACAGGTATGTCTGTGTACTGTGCCCACATGGTCAAGAAGTCTCTGGTAAAACGTTGGGCTTGCCATGTGAACACACTAATGAATAACCACTTGGGTTTTATTTTTATTATTCTGTGTACCCAAGCAGTTAGAAACTCTTCGTAACAGTTTTGTTCTTGCTCTGATAGTTGTTTGAGTTCGTTAAAGAAATAGTCGTCTACTGCTGAGTATATTTCTTCCGTGAAGTTACGCCTAAAGCGTTCGTGGAATTCTAAATTTAAATCTAGTATTTTAGAATCTAGCCCTTCTTTCTTTAATATACTTTTTATTATTGCAGGTGCCGCACTAGGTCTTAGGGCCGCAATGCGTGGCACTGTTAAAATTACAGCAAACATTACCCCATCTCAACATCATTATTATAGCTCGTAAAGCCATTCTCTTTTACTACATTTAGTATATTATTGACACGCCCTGCAAGTTCGTCTTTATGACTTACTAACCAAACTGCTTTGTTGCCATCACGTGCCATCTTTTTAAGTATTGCTAGACTGCTCTCAACACCTAGTGCATCCATGCCGTGGTCAATAACCTCGTCAATAAACAACACGTTGATAGGTTGATATAAACTTTCCCACACATCACGGAACGCCCAGCTCATGCTTAGTATTAGTCTGTTACGTTCTCCACGAGATAAGTTATCAAAGTCTAGTTCTCTACCTAGTTCTTGTATGTCCACGGTCAAGTCACTCAGGAACGTAACTTGGTGCGGTAGTCCAATTTTGTCTAAGTAGTAGCTCAGTCTGGCATTTAAGTATGCCAAGTTCTGATCAATAATAGTTTTTCTAATAAAACTGTCTTTGTTGGTTAACAGTTTTAGCAAGAAGTCTTGGTGCTCAAGACGTCTGTTGTATTCGTTAATTTTATCGTAGTCTATGTCTTGTACAGCAGTATTACGCATGTCCTCTATCTGTTCTGTATAGGGATTGGTTTCTTCTTGCTTTTGTTGCATCTGCGTTAATAAAGTTTCTACCTGCTGTTTGTGATTGTAAGCATCGTCAATGTTGTTATAAAACGTAGGAGGACAAGGTTCGAGTTCGCCAATAAGTCCACGTGCTTCTTCTAGTGTACGTAAGTCTTGTTCAGCATTGGCAATATCTTCTGCTAGTTCGTCTAAATCCTCTTGTTTGCTAACAATAAGTTGTTCTTGTTTAGCATCGTGAAACTCTTGCCCACAAGTAAAACACTTATGGTCTCGTAGTTGTTCTATTTCTTTTGTGTACTTTTCAATCTTTTTAGCACTAGAGTCAATTGTGTTTTTGTTAGCAGTAATAGCACTGTCTAAATCTTTGATGTTACGCTCTTGTTCTTTGTAGTTAACAAGACACTTATGTGCTTCTAGTTCTGCTTCAATGTCTACCCGTTCTAATTCTGTAATAGCAGTCTGGAAGTTTACAACGTCTTCCTTTTTCTTAGTTTCCCACATCACTGAACGACGTTCTAAGTTTGTGATCTGTGTACTAACATGTTCGTTGGCTTCTTTTACTGCCTTAATCCTAAAGTCTTCTTGCTTAACAGCGTCTTTAGTTTCTTTAATTTGTTCTTTGAGAGCATCTGCTTTCTCACTTAGCATGGTAATACCCAACAACTGCTCAATCATTAAGCGTTGGTCATTAGCTCGCATGCTAAGGAAAGGTTCGGTATAAGTGTTTAAGGCAACAACATGTTTAAACATGTCGTGACTCATACCCAGCAATGATTCTATTTCTTTTTGTGTCTCACGACTGTCACCTTGTGCATTGTCGTCGTCATGCTCTGCATTATTAATGTAGAACTTAAGTACGTTGGGCTTACGTCCACGCTCAATACGATAACGGTTACCATCTTTCTCAAACTCAATAGTAACCATCATTGCTTTGCCGTTTGTTTTATTGATTAGATTTTCTTTTCTAATCTTAGTGAGTGCCTCACCATACAATGCATAACTTAAGGCATTAATGATAGTAGTCTTGCCTGTGCCATTGCGAGCACCACTATCATCACCACCTAAGTCTAAGTTTTTACCTAGTACAAGTGTTAAGTCTGTTCTGTCAAACTGAATACCCTGAGTGCTGTTTCCAACACTCATAAAATTTTTAACTGTTATATCAGTAACTTTGAACATTAACTTTGTATTATACTATAAATTATTGTAGATGTCTAACAACAACTTCTTGTCAAATTGATTGCTATCAATAGCAGTAATTTGATTTGTAACAATTTGATCTACACTCTTAAATTCTACCTGTATGACATTAGCATCTTGTTCAGCATGCTCGTTCTTACGTGGCATAAGAGTTATCTCACGTAGTTTGTGTGTGCCTAAGAATGTGTCTTTAATAAAGTTTGCTTCTTCATAACTGATCTCAATATCCAAGTTTACTCTAACATGCATGTTAGGCTTCAATATTTTGTCAGCATGGTCGATTATCTGACTGA